CGGGTACGGCACGCACGCCAAGGACGCGCAGGGCAACGAACGCCGTTGGACGGAGAAAGACCCACGCGGCGAGACGTTAAGCCAATTCCTTGCGCGCAATCTGTTGGAGCTTGCGCCGGCGCTGTTGCGGGCCGGTACGTTTGCGCGACCGGTTGACCGCCTGCTCGTTGACATTGGGTGGGGCGACGAGCAGGAAACGATGTTGGGCGCGATTGTTCAGTTGCGGGACGGCATGAAACTGACGCAGGTGGTGCCGGCGCGTGGCTCGCCGAACTTCCGATTCAAGCCGGACGTGGAGCGGTACGAGTTCGCGCAGTTTCAGGAGTGGCCCGGCAAGGGGCCGGTGCTGGTGAGTAACACCAACTGGCACAAGATGAAAGTCCACGCGGCGTTGACGCAGAAGGCCGGCACGCCCGGCAGCATCACATTGTTTGGCGACAACCCGGTAGCGCATCGCGAGTTCGCGAACAGCGTCTGCGCTGAGCGATTGGAAGTGTACTTGGAAGGAACGCGGGACGGGGATGCCGGCACGTTCAAGTGGGTGCGGGTGCCGGCGCAGCGGAATGAGATGCTTGATTGTCTTGCCGGCTGTCGAGTAGCGGCGTGCTGGTGGAAGGTGACGACCGGCAACGTAGCCCCGCCGACGCCGACGACGCCAGCGACCGCCCCGCAGGCTGTTGAAATGGCGCGACCGGTGCCGGTGCGCTCGGAAGATCATCGCGTGGACTATGACGGAAGCTGGTAGCATCCACCCCGCCTGTGAACTCTGCCGTGGCGCGTGCTGCGAGACGTTTGCGCTTGATCTTCGCAGCGTCGCCTTGCCGCCAGATGATATGCGCTGGCTGACGTTGCATGGCCGTAAGTCGCCGATTGGCTGGGAAGTGCAGCAACCGTGCTCTGCGCTCCGCGCCGGCAAGTGCAGCATCTACCACGACCGCCCGCAAGTGTGCCGGTCATTCGCACCGGGATGCGATGCGTGCCGGTATTGTGTCGAGTCCCGCCGTCCCGCCCAAGCCGCCGCGATTCTCGCGTTGCTGACGTAGCCGGTTATGTCGCGTGCGCCCTCAACAATAAAGGGCGTACAGACATGATACCAGCCCGCGCCATTTACGAAGCCGCCGAGCGTGCCATCTTCGATCTCATCGTTGACGGCAAGGCTTCCGCTACGTTTCAAGGCCGCTCTTACACGGCAACGAACCTGGCCGACTTGGAGCGCGTCCGCGACTACTACCGGGCGCAGGCCGTCGCCAATGGCGAGTTGACCGAGAACGCCAACACCCAGCGCGTCGTCGTGAGCGTCGCCAGCATCACGGAGAACTGACCACCGATGCCACGCAAGCCCAGCACTGCCAACCGGAAGCAAAGCAAGGAACAACTCGCCTACAAGGCGCTAGAGTCGAACAACCGCCGCCCGTTGCCGTCCACGGTCGTCAAGGCCGTTGAGCAGGACATGGCCTATTTCAAGGCTCCGCTCGCGCACAACTCCGCGATTGAACTGGAGCAGAACCTCGCGTTGATCGGCTGGGCCATCAGGACGTGGCTGGGCTTCACGGCGTCATTCAAGTTCCAGGCCAACACCGGCACGCCCGCCGGCAATCTCGCGCTGGAAAAGCACGTTGCGGAACGCACCAAGGCCCGCAACTGCGACGTGCAACGTTCTTTCAGCCTGTGGCAGATGATACGCAGCTATGGCGGGCTGCGCGTCCTGTACGGCGACAGCTTCATGCCCAAGGTGCAGGGCGGAAAGCTTCAATTACTTGAGTCGTGGCAGATTGCCAAAGGCAAGGACGCGCCAGAGGGAGTCAACGACAACGGCCTTGTGCTGTCGCCGGACGGGCTGGCCGTGGACAAGTTCGCCGTCTGCCGTGGCGCTGACTCCGCCAACCTCAAACACCATCAGCTTGTCGAGTGGCAGGACATGATTACGGACCGGTTCGGTATGCGTCCATCAGGTTTTCGTGGTGTGTCGCCGCTGTTGCCGGCAATGGAAACCGCCCGCTACTACATGACCGCAAGCGAGTTCTACTGGTTCAAGATCAAGATTGCCTCGATGTTCGGGCTGGCGATTTTCGGCGAGGACAACACCAGCGGGGCGCTGGGCTTCCAGTACAACCAAGGCACCGCCACGCCGCCAGAGACAGCCGTCAACAAGAAGCCGTTGCAGTACGACCTCAAGCCCGGTCTCAAGCTGCACCTCGGCAAAGACGCCCGCGCCGAGTTCCTCGAAAGCAAGTCACCGCCCGCCGAGTTCCTGGCCTACGCGAAGCATTCCATTCGGTTGATTCTGTCGGCGCTCAATATCCCGTACTGCCTCTGGGACAGCGAAGCCTCGAACTACTCCTCGATGCGCGGCGACTTCAACCTGTTTAAGCAGTCCATCCTAGAGGAACGGGACAAGAACCAGCAAGCCGCGCACGATGCGTTGGAGCACCTGCTCAAGTTTGACGATGCCGCCGGTGCTCTGCCGCCGGGCCTGACCTACGACCTGATTGATTGGGAACTCATCCCCACGGCGACGTTCATTCTCGATCTGTCCAAGGAAGTTGACGCCGTAATGAAGAAGCTGGCCATCGGCGCGTGTACCTACGACGACGCCGCCCGCGAACTCGGCAGCATCCGTTCGCACTCGGAGAACGTCCGCATTCAAGGCGAGGAAATTGCCGCTGCCAATGCCGCCAAGGTTCCGCTAGCCCGTGGCCCGAATCCGGGCGCGGCGCAGACTGACCCCGCCGGTTCCGACCCGCAACAATAAAGGGTGTAACAATGACACTTCCGACCACAGCCGAAGTCCTGACCAAGTTGCGCGCCGGCGAAGCGCCTCCCGCCGCCGCCATGCGCGTGTTCGGCTCGCCGGTGGAGTTGTCGGAAAGCGGCAACAGTGACAACGCCAAATCCATCAAGGTCAAACTCAAAGCCCGGCAGCGCGGGCCGATCAATCACTGGTATTGGGGCACCGTCTGGCATGACCTGTCCACGATGCGCAGCCGCGCCAAAATCGCGCTTGATGATACACACGACGTGGAAGTTGGCCACGGTCGCCCTGTCATGTCGGAGTACGGCCTCGAAGTTGAGGGCGTAGTCATCACGAACCCCGACATGCCGGACCATCCGGCCAACCGCATCGCCTACAACTTACGCAACGGCATCCCGCAGGAAGCGAGCATTGACTTCGGCGGCGACTACGAAGTCGTTGAGATTCCCGAAGGCGTCAAGATGCCCGTCAACGGCATGGATGCCGAAGGCCCGGCGCTCGTCGTGCGCAACTGGCCGCTCCGGGCTTGTGCCATTTGCAAGGAAGGGGCCGACGCCTCCACCGAAACCAACACATTCGCCAAACCGGGTAGCGCGGTCGCGCCCCTTCCGCGCTCTATCAGCACGTTTTCCGCAACCCCGAAAGAAGAACAGCACATGACCAAATGCGAAGCCTGCGGCAAGGAGTTTGACTACGCCGCGCAGCCTGAAGTGGCGATGGGAGCCGTCGCGTGTCCGCACTGCGGCGCAACCGTTGACCAGACCGGCAAGAAACTTTCCGCCGAGAAGCCCGTTGAGGCGCAAGCCGAGGGCGACAAAGCGAATCCCGCTCAGCTAGCCGAGGGCCAGAAGCCCGTTGAAGCGCCGCCAGCGGCCACGCCCGAACCACAACAGCCCGACCCCGTCGCCGCGTGGCAAGCGGTCGCTGTCGAGTTGGAACAAGCCAAGCAAACCATCGCCACGCTTACGAGCGAGTGCAGCCAGTTGAAGGCCGACAAGGCCGCGCTGGACGCTCGCATCGCCACGCTCAGCGCCGGTGCCGCGCCTGTTCCGCCGACGCCGCCCACCGGCCCCGCGACGTACCGGGAAGCCCTGTCGCTGATCGCGACCGAGCACCCGCAATGGCCGGCCTGGCAGGTACACGCCGAGGCGCAGAAACGCTTCGCCGCCCTGTTCTCCGCCTACAACCATCAAACGTAAGGAATTGACCCTCACATGGCAGACAATCGCGCCGACCTCGCCGGACTCCAAGTCCGACGCAACCCCTACACCGTGCCGTGGCTCGCGAACCCGATCAAGGTTTCGACCACCGTCGCCTACATCTTCCCGCAGAAGTATGGCGCTGGCACCATTCAATCGGGCCGCTCACTGAGCGCCGCCCCGACGGCGGAAGATTTCGCCGACAACTCGCTGGCCGTCACCTTGACGGAAAAGATTGACCGTCAGACGATTGACGACCGCATCCTCGCGCAGTACGGCGGTCTTGCCGGCGCGCAAGTGGCGATGGCCACGCGGGCGCACTTGATCGTCCAGA